CGCTGTTGTTGAGCTGTCCTACCGTCCGACCTTCCCGCACGTCCCGCCTATGTGTGAGCGTAGCGGGAGCGTATACGCGCCCATGGCGCGCACGCGTGCTCTTAGCTTTTTCTCTTTACGGGAGAAAAGAGAAAATAAAGTAGGACAGTGGGGCAGGCCCCGATTCTAGGCGCCTGTAGCTGTCCTACTTCGACAAAGGATAGTGGGACAGGAAGGACAGCGCCAAAGGCGCTGGAAGCCGCCATAACTATGCCCCGCCGCGCATTACCCGTGCATTACCCACACATTGACCTTGCGTTGACCCCTTATTGATGGGGTGGCATTAAAACCGGCTTGCTGCCACCGGAATCGACCTGTAAAAAGTACTCATCTTCGATAGGTGCGACCGCATAAAGCGGCAGGCACTACACACCAAACCCGGCCCTTGCGCCGGGTTTTTGCGTTTAAGGGGCGGGGCAATGACGAACGAACAGCAAGCACTGGCAGAGATGCCGATCTGGTTAGTGATTCTCCTGGCCTTGGTTGGCGGCGTATCGGGGGAGATGTGGCGGGCCGACAAGGACGGGGCGCGAGGCTGGGCTTTGCTGCGGCGCCTCGCCCTTCGATCCGGTGCCTGTATCGCCTGCGGGGTGACGGCGATGATGTTGATGATCGCCGCCGGCATGTCGATATGGACGGCGGGCGCCTTGGGATGTTTGACGGCGATGGCCGGCGCCGACGTTGCGATTGGCCTGTACGAACGCTGGGTAGCGAAACGATTGGGTGTCACCGAGGCATCAAGCAACGCGGGGCAGGGGTAGGGGGAGGGGGATTTTCTGGGTCCTCCCCTTGGCCCGCCCCCTACACGGGTTACCGAACTCGCGGTTTCCCTGCAGCTGAGTTTTTTGCAGGGATGTCCGTCTTTTCAAGGGGTTAGCGATGGGTAGAAGAGTCAGCAAGGCCGAACTGAGTGAGATCGTCGGTCGCGATGAACGCACGCTGACCCGTTGGCAGAACGACGGCATGCCGGTTATCGAGTTCGGCCTGGGTCGGGGCAACGAAAACCAGTACGACACCGAAGCGGTTATCCAGTGGCTGATGCAACAAGCCGCGCTCAACGGCAAAAAAGAATCCTCTCGTGACCGGCTTGACCGGGTCAGGGCCAATCGTGAAGAGCTGGCGCTGGCCAAGGATCTGGGCGAGGTCGTTATCGCGGCCGACCTGGTCGGACGCTTTGAGGCCATGATCACGGCAGCCAAAGTCGAGTTGCTCAATTCCTTTCCGGATGAGCTGGCGGAACAACTGTCGGCGCAGTACGGCGTTGAAGTTGACGAGCGCCTGATCGCCGACCCCATCGAAGCCATCCTGAGGAGGCTGTCAGACTATGACAAGGATGATGCCCAGTCAGATGGAGATTCTGACGAACCGGACGATCCGGAGGGCCTTGAAGAAAACGGCGATTAACGCGCTGCGCGGCGCCTGCCGTAAGTGGGCACCGCCGCCGCGCATGAGCATTATCGAGTGGGCGGAAAAATACCGCTGGCTGGCACCAGAAGAGGCCGCCCGCCCCGGCAAGTATCGCTTTAACGTCACGCCCCATCTTATCTGGCCCGGCGGCCCGTTGGAGGCGCTGGACGATCCAGGGGTGAGCGAGATTGTCGGCCGCAAGTCGGCGCAGGTTGCTTGGACATCGGGCGTTCTCGGCAACGCCCTGGGCAAGTGGATCGACATTGACCCATCGCCGATTTTGGTGCTGTTTCCCAAGGCCGAAGCCGCTAAGCAGTACGTGGGTGAGAAGCTCGAACCGATGATCGAGGCGACGCCGCGACTTCGCAAGAAGGTCGATTTGCGCAGCCGCAAGTTGCAGCAGCGCCAGGACTTTAAGCGTTTCCCTGGCGGGTTCCTCAAGATGGTGGGCTCCAACAGTCCGGCTAGCGTGAAATCCACACCGGTACCGCGTGTAGCCATTGAGGAGCCCGACGACTGCAACCTCAACCTGCGCGGGCAGGGCGACAGCATCAAGCTGGCCAAGGAGCGTCTAAAAACCTTTCGTCGTTCCAAGATCATCATCGGTGGCACCCCAACGATCAAAGGCCTGTCGGCCATTGATGCCGAACTTGAGTTATCGGACAAGCGCGTCGGCTTGGTGCCGTGCCACGAATGCGGCCAGGAACATGCGCTGAGCTTCGACAACCTCCACTGCGACGAGGATCCGGAGTATCACCACGAGGTCTACGGCAACAAACGGCCGGAGAAAGCTTTCTACTCGTGCCCACACTGTGGCGCGATTTGGGACGACAACCAAAAGAACGCGAACCTCAAGCACGGGCGCTGGCAGGCCACGGCTGAGTTTCGCGGGATTGCCGGCTACATCCTCAATGAGCTGTACGCTACCTTTTGGGGCTCACGCTTCCAGGCGTTGATGGAGAAAAAACTCCAGGCCGAACACGCTGCGGCGCAAGGCAACATCGGTCCGATGATTGCCTTTGTGAACAGCTCGAAGGGCGAAAGCTACGAGTACCAGAGCGATGCGCCGAAGACTGATGAACTGGAGAAGCGTGCCGAGCCGTACGCCGAACTGACTGCGCCCAGGGGCGTGTTGTTGGTCACTGTGGGTGTGGACGTGCAAGGTGATCGTCTGGCGTTGATCATCACCGGATGGGGACGTGGCGAAGAGTCCTGGCGACTCTATTGGGGCGAGCTTCACGGCAATCCAATCGACCCGCACGATAGCGTCTGGCAGGAGTTGGATCGGGTCATTGCTCAGCCAATTCCCACTGGGGGCGGTGCGCAACTCGCGGTGTCGGCGGTCAGCATCGACAGCTCGGACGGTAACACCAGCGATGCGGTTTACAGCTACGTTCGTGATCGTCAGCGCTTCAACATCATGGCGATTAAAGGTGCGTCGATAGACAGCCGCGACAAGGAAATCTTCACCAAGCCTCCTCAGTCTGTGGACACCTCCCAGGACAACACCAAAGCGGCGAAATATGGCCTGCGGGTGCACATCGTTGGCACACACAAAGCCAAGACGCTGATTGATGGCCGTCTCCGCTTGAAGGGTGTCGGGCCGGGGCGCATGCACTGGTACAGCGAGATCCGTTCGGATTACTACGAACAGCTCACCAACGAAGTGCTGGCGCCGCATGCGCGTAACCCCAGCAAGATGGTCTGGCAGAAAAAAGCCGGACGCCGCAACGAAGCCCTGGACTGCGAGGTGTATGCGCTGCACGCCGCACGCAGCCTGAAAACTCATCTGCTACGTGACCACGAGTGGGACCAGTTGGAACAGCAACTGATGCAACCAACGCTGTTCAACACCGAACAACCGGTCGCACCGGTACCGCGCCGAGTAGTCGCTCGTGGGCGGGGCACCCGCAGTCGAGCGGGCTATTAAGGAAATCAACAATGACTGACGCACAACTGCGCCTAGCTGAAGTTAGGGCGGCAATTTCTGACGTCCTGAAAAAAGGTCAGCGCCTGCGCCGGGCTGATCGTGAAGTACAGCTGGCTGAGCTGAACAGCTTGCGCCTGCTGGAGAAACAATATGCCCAGGAAGTTGCCAACGAACAGGCGGCGCTGCGTGGGCGAGGCCGCAATCGCGTCTCGTATCTGGGGATCTGATCATGTGGCCATTCAGTAAGCGTGAAGGCCCGGCTGATCTGCTGATGCGCGAGGCCATTAAGGTGGCCAGGGCTTCGGTGGACGGCCAGCAGATTATTGCTCAGGGCGGTGGTGGCGGTGTCGAAACTCGCTGGCGAGGTGCTTCGCGCATGCTGCGCAGCATGGCCAGCTGGATTCCTGGCCTCGGTAGCCCCCGACGAGACTTCAATCAAAGCGAGCGGCGAATGCTGGTGGCCAGGTCCAGGGACGCCATGCGTAACCACCTGATAGCCCGCGCTGCTATCACCCGGTTGCGCACCAATGTCGTGGGCACCGGGCTGGTGTGCCGCGCCCAGGTGGACCATGAGGCCCTGGGCATTACCGAAGAGCAGGCAGACGAACTGAATGGGCGGTTGGACCGGCTTTGGTCGTTGTATGCCGATGATCCGAGGGAGTGTGATGCCGAAGCGACCCTCAATCATTACCAGTTGCAAGCCCTGGTCTTGGTTTCGTCGCTGGTTGCCGGTGATGTGTTGGTGGCCAGCCCGGATCAGGAGCGGCCGGGCTGTGTCTTCAGCACGCGTCTGCAACTGATCGAGTCGGATCGGGTCGGCAATCCGAACGGCGGTATGGACCAGGTCAATCTGGTTGACGGCGTTGAGTTCGATTCGCTGGGTGCGCCCGTGGCCTATCACGTCTGCACCGGTTACCCGGGCGAGCATCTGGCCGGCAAGCCACTGAGCTGGGAGCGACTTACCGCGTTCGGTGAGGAGACAGGCCGACGGCGTGTATTGCACGTGCTGGCGGACAAGGAACGTCCAGGTCAGAAGCGCGGGGCTCCCTACCTGGCGCCAGTGCTGGAGCCACTGCAAAAGCTGGAGCGCTACAGCAGCGCGGAGCTTATGGCCGCTGTGATCTCCGCAATGTTCACGGTGTTCATCAAAAAGAGCTCTGATTTTCCAACCGGCAACCTGCCGATGAGTGCGCTGGCGGACGAGCGTCCTGAAGGCGATGACACCACCGATGGCGAGTTGGCCCTAGGCGAGGGGGCCGTGATTGACCTAGGCGTCGGGGAAGAACCCGTCGTGGCCAACCCTAGCCGACCCAACGCCCAGTTCGATCCCTTCTTCACCGCCGTG